CTTCACGTCGACCCGTTCGACCAGAAGCTGGACGATGCGCGCCTGCTCGGCGGGGAACAACTCGTCCCACATGGGATCGAGCCGCTCGAAGGCGTCGCGAACCTCGGCCTCGGTGATGCGATCGTCATGCCGGGTCGCGGTCATCCATGTCCGCACGATCAGCTCCGGCGCGCGCAGGAAACCGCGAAGCTGATCGATCACCGCCGTCTCGATCTCGGCGGCAGGAACCCGGCCCACCGGACAGGTTCCCGGACCGCGTTTGAGGACCGACTGCGTGACATAGTAGCGGTAGAGCCGATCGCCCTTCCGGGTGTGGCTCGGCGACATCGCGTCGCCATTCGGCGAGAAGATCAGGCCTCGCAGCAGAGACGGCCCCGACAGTCGGGTCTGGTTGGCGCGCATACGAGGGCTCTCGCCCATGATGGCGTGTGTGCGCTTCCAGAGATCGGCGCTGATGATGGCCTCGTGCTCGCCGGGATAGGCCTCGCCTTTGTGGACGGCCTCGCCAATGTAGACCCGGTTGTTCAGCAGTTTGTAGAGCGCGCCCTTGTCGAGCATGTAGCCGCGCCTGCTGCGGATATTGGCCGCTTGCAGTTCGCGCATCAGCAGCTTGATCGATCCGAGCTTCACGAAACGCTCGAAGATCAGACGGACGGATGCCGCTTCTTCTTCGTTGACCAGCAGCTTGCGGTTCTCGACGCGGTAGCCGAGCGGCACGTAGCCGCCCATCCACATGCCCTTCCGGCGCGAGGCCGCGACCTTGTCGCGGATGCGCTCGCCGATCACTTCGCGTTCGAACTGCGCGAAGGACAGCAGGATGTTGAGCGTAAGCCGCCCCATCGAGGTCGTGGTGTTGAAGGACTGCGTGACACTGACGAAGGTGACGCCGCGCCGCTCGAACACCTCGACCAGCTTTGCGAAATCCATCAGCGAGCGGGACAGCCGGTCTATCTTGTAGACGACGACCACATCGACCTTGCCGAACTCGATATCGGCGATGAGCCGCTTCAGCGCCGGACGCTCCAGCGTGCCGCCCGAAATCCCGCCGTCGTCATAGCGGTCGGCGACCGCAACCCACCCTTCCGGCTTCTGGCTCAGGATGTAGGCGGCGCAAGCCTCGCGCTGCGCGTCGAGGCTGTTGAACTCCATGTCGAGCCCTTCCTCGGACGATTTGCGCGTATAGATCGCGCACCGCACCTTCGGCGTGATTTTCGTCGTCGGATGATGGCCGGTCGCCGCACGCCTCATGTGCCGCTCCCCGCGCTCTTCAGGCCGAAGAAGACCCAGCCGTTCCACTTCACGCCAGTGATGGCCTTTGCGATGGCTGAGAGCGACTTGTACGGTCGGCCCCGGTACTCGTAGCCCTCGATGGTGACCGTCACGATGTGCTCGACGCCCTGAAACTCTCGCAGCAACCGCGTGCCAGCCACCGGCTTGCGGTCGGTGCGGATCCGGCGCGTCTTGGGATTGGTGTCCTCGACGCCGCGCGCGAGCGCATCGAGCCGTTTCACCGTTTCGGGCTTGAGCCCGCCATAGGCCAATTCCTGGATACGATAGGCGAGACGACTTTCGAGGAAGCGCCGGTTGTAGGGCGGTGCTTCGGTGCCATGCAGATCGCGCCACATCGTCTTCAGGGCGGGCGTGGGCATGGTCTTGATGGCGGCGACGCGCGCCAGCACGGGATCATTCATGGGCGGTCTCCGCCGAGTTGCGTGTCCGCATGACGGCGTCGGTCGGCGGTGAAGTCCACCGAACTGTCTCCGCACTCGCGAGATAAAGGTGTGGGTCGTCCCTCCCGCCGCTGCCGAAGCCGGACGACGCCGCGCGCGAAGATTTCGGCGGCTTCATCGAGCCGCTCGGCATCGCTCATCAGTTCGGGGCGCAGGGCGTTGGGGCCAGTCTCGGCGCAGTGCGGATCGAAAGCGTTTCGCATGAGAGAAACGCTAGGCAAGAATCAGAATAAAACAAGCATATTCAATGCGTTATCGTAGTCTTGAGAAATCATTCGAAATGGTGCGAAGACGCCGTTCGGTACACTCAGACATGCTCCAGCCAAAAGGGAACGAATTCCGTCCGCCCGTCACGAATCACATTTGCCTCCGGTAAGGCCAAGGGTCGCCACCATTCCAAACTGGAACCCCGTGCGCCCAAAACGGGTCGGGTACCAACTGCAGCCGGAATTCACTCCCTGCCTTCAGTCAATCGCGCTCCCATGAAGCGCTCGTAGGTGTCATCAATTCCGATCTCGTCAGGTTCCGAGCGACCATGGAACCGATCTGGCCCCTCATTCGGGTAGATCAGCAGCGTGACGGTCATCTCGTTCTTGGGTGAAAAGATCGTCATTTCGAAGACGTCCTCGTCCCCTTTCCATACGCCCTTCTTGTGCATGACCCCGGCTCTGGCGGCAGCGTCGTCGACTCGGAGGGCTGCAAGGGACTGGCTCGGCAATTCCACCGTTTGCTGCCGGGCTGCATAGTAGATGCCGGACTTGAACAGACGCTCGCTGGACCAAGTCCAGTCGATGAAGCCATCCCGACTGACGACGATCATCGCCCGTTGGCGGGTGATGCCTAGCCATTTCAGGATGGCTGCAGTGATGGACACTTCGTAGCGGTCCGACAAATGACGGACCAACTCCATGTCGAACTTCTGACCATCCGTCTGCTGCCGAAAATCATCCAGAGGCATCAGCAGGAACGAGGCAAACGTGTTCGCCTGGGATTCAATCTGACCATGCTCTGAGCGCCAGTCGCCCATATCGCGGCTGGAGCAGCGAATGCCGTCGGGCGATCTGTGCCGGTGAAGGAGATAGTGGCCGAGCTCATGGGCAAGGGTGAAGTTGATCCGCCCCTTCGACGTGATGGCGCTGTTATAGATAATGCCCCATTCGCCAGTGCCTGAATCGATCGGCATGAGCATACCCTCGAACTTGCGTGTGAGATCGAGGCCATCGACTTTCGTGATCGGAGCATCCGGGAAAACGTTTCGCGAATATTCAATCGCGATATCGGCGACCTTGATCGGAAAGCGCGGCGAGCCGTGCGCATCGTGAAACGCGCGAACCAGTTTCGACAGGTGGATCGCCCAGCCTTCCGGTGTCGTCGGCAGCTTCAATCTTTCTTTCTCCACATGTCGACCATCTGCTCGATCTTCTTTTTGTCGTCGGGATCCAATTTGTTGAACTTACGGAAGAACGCCTCCTTGATCACCTCTTCACCGAGATCAGACGAATCATCCAGCAGGTAGTCTGTGGTGACGGACAGGGCTTCGGCGATTTTAGTCAGCTTTTCTGCGGACGGCTTTCGGGTGTCCCGGTTCTCCAACTCCCACAGGTAGCTCTTGCTCGAATCCGTAATCTCCGCGAGCTTGTCCAAGGAATATCCCTTTTCCTGCCGATGCTTACGGAGCTTCTCTCCCAGGGATGCCATCCAACTTACCTCATGCGTTTCGCATTTTTCTGTTCGGTGTATGGCGAACAGGATCGTACTTGACAAGAGATTAGCGCGCGTGTTCGATATAGATCGAACGAAAGCGTACCCATAAGGAGACTCCCATGACCAAGCGCAATCCCGGAACACATCATGTCGTGCCCAGCTCCAACGGTGGCTGGGACGTTCGTCGCGGCGGCGCGGATCGCGCCAGCGCCCACTTCGACCGCAAGTCCGACGCGGTCGAGCGGGCGCGTGAGATCAGCAGCAATGCCCGCACCGAACTGAAGATCCACAACAAGGACGGCCGCATCGGGCAGTCCGATTCGCACGGGAACGACCCGCGCAACATCAAGGGCTGAGGAGGTCCGATTATGGCGTCAGTGACGAGCTTCATTCGCAACATGCCTGCCTCGTCGCTGCAGGCCTATTTCGACCACACCGGCATCGCGTTGCCGACGACAGTCGACTGGACCGCGCCCGAGCCGGAGGTCGTCCGGGTCGCGCTCCGCGCTGTCGATGAAATGGACGACGAAGCGAAGGCTCGCGTCCTCAACGACGCCGAGCGCGTCAGCGGGCTCGCTGACGACGCTGGACAGACCGCGCTCTACAGCGTGGTCGATGACCGTGCCCTTCTCGACGTTCTCGCGAACGGCCATGCCCGATCGCTCTGGATGTTCTTGAACGCACCGATCCTGTTCCGCCACGCCGAGGAGGTGCGGTTCACGGATGAGAAGCGGCGTGGGCGCAGTTGGGATGGCTTCATCATTGAAGCTGGCCGCATCGTCAGCCGCGATCCGGTCGCTATCGACGCATTCAAGGCGTCGCTCCGTACCCGCTTTGCCTCGGCCAACGTCCACGTCGACATTTTCGAGCGTGTGCGCGCCACCTTCGAGGGGGAAGACTGCGATCTGGTTCAGATCACCATATACCGGGAAGGCCTGCCGGACGATCTTCTGGCGTTCGACGATGGCGGTTCCCTCGTGCGGCGTGCTTATCGTCCGGTCTTCGAGGCCGCGATGACGTATGAGCCCGCGACCGGAGTGGTCGAGGTTGTGGCAAGCGACCGGGAGAGCCGCGCCGAGATGGCGATGTTCCTGGCCCGCGATCTCCTCGGCGTCGACTTCCAGAACGAGAAGGTGCCGGTTCGCCGCTATGATCTCGATGTTCTGCTGTCGCCCTTCGAATTTCCGACCGACATCGAAGACGGCATCGAGCGGGTCGATGTCCGCCTGCTGCGGCTGATGCCGCTCGACACTGTCGGCGAGCGCGTGACGCTTGAGTGCATGGCCAAGGCGGGCCGCACGATCTGGAGCATGGCGGAGGAGCGGCTCGGGCCGGGCAATCCGATCGATAGCGGATGGGTTGCCACGCAGGCCAAGCTGGCCATCAAGTTCCACCCCAAGGGTGACGCAAAGCGCGGCAGGACGCTTCCGCTGACAATCACCATGCCGCATGGCTGCAATCTCAGGGACCAGACCGAGGAAGAGCAGTTGATTGGCGAGAAGTATCTCCGCCGTTGGGGAATCCTCGCCGATGACGCGCTCTCGCCGAAGTTCTGATCAAGATGCGCTGGCCCTGATCTGCGCGGTCGCCCAGACCCGTGATGCGCGCATCACCTCCGTGGCCTTGTCGAACCACCACCCGGTAGCTGGCGCGCAGCTTCAGGCGCTCGGCGTGCTAACCCGTGTGGGCGATGAGGCGGCGGCGACGTCCTTGGCCGACCATGAGGATACGCCGGTCGCCCTTGCGCGCTCACCTGACGGTCGTTCCTTCGGCTATTTCAGCCCGCAGGCGGGATGGGTGACGGCATCGACCGACGATCAAGCGGTCTATGCGCTGAGTTTTGAGACCCTCCTCCCGAAGCTTCTGAATGGGCTCGACTGCCCGCTGGCCTCGCGGCCGTTGCAGCTGCTGCCCGGTTTGCTCTGGGAGGTCGGAGGCGCCCGTTTGCCAGGGCGCTCGGCCCGCGTGCCTGTCTGGATCGGTCGCCGCCTTTCAGACCCGGCGACATGGGCCTTGTTTCTTCAGCAGGTCCAGCAGCGTCCATCTCCGGGATTGCGCATCGTGCTGTCGCTGACAGCCGAGGCGAAGCTCCCAAAGACCTATGTCAACGGGCACGAAATCATCGCGGTTCAGTCCGTCATCGATGCAAGCGATGGCTTCCGGATCGATCCGCAGATCCTCGCTGCGCGCCTGGCGCATGGGCGCGACGACGGCCAGCCCGCATCGATGGCTGCGGATGGAGCTTCGATCACGGTCAGGGGCAAGAGTTACGCGTTCACCGGCACGAAGCAGCGCGCCATCATTCGTCACCTCTTCGAGGCGTGGCAGCGGGGCGAACGCGAATGCCTGACAGCCGCTGTATTGGAAGCCGCCGACTCTGGTGACCAGGTCCGGACACTCGGCAAAGCGTTCAAGGGGCGCCCCGACTGGCGCGAATTCATCAAGGAAGAGCGCGGTCGATGCTGGATCGATGTCTGATGCCCATTTGAGCCATCGCTGAACCGCCTTCGGGCGGTTTTTCATTTCAGCGCACGGAATTGCGATTCCTCCTCTGGCTCCTCCCTTTCTCCTCCCCGGCTCCTTCCCGCCTGACCGCCATCCTCTCCGCAGGTTTTCGACACGAACCTCAGGAGACGAGAATGACCGTCAGGCATCTGAACCAGATCGAGCTCGCCGCTCGCTGGAACATCAGCCACCGCACGCTTGAGCGCTGGCGGTGGTCGGGGGAAGGCCCCCGCTACATCAAGATCGGCGGGCGGGTCGTCTACCGGCTCGAAGACGTCGAGGACTACGAGAAGGAACAGCTCCGCGCGAGCACGGCCATCAAGCCGGTCCCCAAGATGGCGGCGGGGGCGCGCTGAGCATGATCGCCAACCACATCACCCTCGACGCGCTCCGGCAGATGCCGATCGGCGACATCGTGGCCTTGCCCGCCGAGCAGCTGGCGCTCCTCCATGAAGAGGCCGACGCCGCGCTGAAGGCCGCCAAGACCCTCAAGGACTGGCTCGATGGCGCCATCGGGCTCCGCTACGGCGAGCGTGCTTCGCAGGCGCGGATCGCCATAGCGAAGGATGCCGGCACGGTCCGCTTTGCCGACGGCTCGGTGACGGTCGTCGCCGACCTGCCCAAGAAGGTCGAGTGGGATCAGGCGAAGCTCGCCGCGCTGGTCGAGACCATCCGCGCCGAGGGCGAGAACCCCACCGACTATGTCGAGATCACGTTCGGCGTCTCCGAGCGCGCCTACGGCGCATGGCCGGAGTCGATCCGTCGCGCCTTCACCCCGGCCCGCACGCTGAAGACCGGCAAGCAGACCTTCCGATTTCTCCGCGACTGAAAGGATCACCCATGTTCCCGTTCGGCAAATCCACGCCCGAAGCCCCTCTTTCCGCGCTCGAAGCGCTGAAGAAGGCGCATTACAGCCTCGCCTCGTTGCCTGAGACGATCCGGATCCCGGCAACGCTGGAGCGCGGCGAGACCGACGCCAAGCCGATCACCGAGGCGACGATCGATGACATCGCCTTCGCGCTGCGCGGACTGGAGGCGGCGTCCAGCGCGCTCATCGATCAGATGTACGCCCTGCGCAAGCTCAGCCAGATCGCGCGCGATGCCGGCGCTCTCGGCGCGCACCGTGCCGTCGAGGCTGCGGCCCGCGCCAGGACGGAGCGCTGACCATGGCGCTCCCTATCATCACCGCTGACCAGCGGCTCGCGGAACCTCGCGGCATCAAGGGCACGATCTTCGGCAAATCCGGCATCGGCAAGACCTCGCTTCTCTGGACGCTCGATGCCGAGACCACCTTGTTCATGGACCTTGAGGCGGGTGACCTTGCCATCGAGGGATGGCCCGGCGACACGGTGCGGCCGCGCACCTGGCCCGAATGCCGCGACTTCGCTGTGTTCATCGGCGGGCCGAACCCAGCGCTGCGCGACGACCAGGCCTACAGCCCCGCGCATTTCGCGGCGGTCTGCGAACGCTTCGGCGATCCCGGCGTCATGGATCGTTACCGGACGGTCTTCATCGACTCGATCACGGTTGCCGGCCGTCTGTGCTTCCAGTGGTGCAAGGGCCAGCCTGACGCCTTCTCCGAGAAGACTGGCAAGCCCGACATTCGCGGCGCCTATGGCCTGCACGGTCGCGAGATGATCGCGTGGCTCACGCACCTCCAGCACACAAGGGCGAAGAACGTCTGGTTCGTCGGCATCCTCGACGAGAAGCTGGACGACTTCAACCGGCGCATCTTCCAGCCGCAGATCGACGGTTCGAAGACCGGTCTCGAACTGCCCGGCATCGTCGATGAAGTGCTGACGATGGCGGAGATCAGGGACGACGCGGGCACGCCCTATCGCGCCTTCGTCTGCCACACGATCAATCCGTGGGGCTTTCCCGCCAAGGACCGGTCAGGACGTCTTTCGCCCGTCGAAGAGCCGCATCTCGGTCGGCTGATGACGAAGATCCGCGGCCCCGTGAAGCCCGCCGCCGAGCGCCTGGCGTTCAGCCGGCCGGACGCCGCGACCCCCACCACTGACATCACCCATCCCGAAAACGCCTGAAGAGGAGCAACCAGCCATGTCTGGATCCTGGAACGACTTCAACGACGCCAAGCAGAACAGCAACATCATCCCGAAGGGCACGCTGGCCAAGGTGCGCCTCACCATCCGCCCGGGCGGCTTCGATGATCCGGCTCAGGGCTGGACCGGCGGCTACGCGACGCGTGGCACCACCGGTTCGGTCTACCTGTCCGGCGAGTTCACAGTTCTCGAAGGGCCCTATGCGCGGCGCAAGATCTTCACGCTGATCGGGCTTTACAGCCCGAAGGGTCCCGACTGGGCCAACATGGGCCGCAGCCTGATCCGCGGCATGCTGAATTCCGCTCGCGGCATTTCCGACAAGGATTCCTCGGCGCAGGCGCAGGCGGCGCGCCGCATCAACGGGTTCGCCGATCTCGACGGACTGGAGTTCGTGGCCCGCATCGATGTCGGGACCGACACCAACGGCGAGGAGAAGAACGAGATCCGCGCGGCCGTCACGCCGGACCACAAGGAATACGCGCCGCTGACGGGCGCAGCGGCAAGGGCGACGGCTACGCAGCCGCAACCCGCGCAGGCTTCGATGCCCCAGCCGGGCATCCGTCCCTCCTGGGCGCAGTGAGGGCCGCTACCCATGCTGCTGCGACCCCGCCAGAAACTGTTCGTCGAGCGAAGCGTCAGCGCGCTTTCGCAACACGGAAACACGCTCGCCGTGGCCCCGACCGGGGCTGGCAAGACGATCATGCTCTCGGCTGTCGCGGGGCGCATGATCGTCGATCCCGATGCCAAGGCCTGCGTTCTCGCCCATCGCGACGAACTCACCGACCAGAACCGGGACAAGTTCCGCCGTGTCGTTCCCGGTCTCTCCACGTCCGTCGTCGATGCGCGCGAGAAGTCCTGGAAAGGACAAGTGACCTTCGCGATGGTTCCGACGCTGGCGCGCTCCAGCAATCTCGATGCGATGCCGGCACTCGATCTTCTGGTGATCGACGAGGCGCACCATGCGGCGGCCGACAGCTATCGCCGGATCATTGACCAGGCGCTGCAGAGTAATCCCGCCTGCCGGATCTACGGGGTCACGGCTACGCCCAACCGGGGCGACAAGCGCGGCCTTCGCGCCGTCTTTTCGAATGTCGCGGATCAGATCCGGATCGGCGAACTGATCGCCTCCGGCCATCTCGTGCCGCCGCGCACCTTCGTCATCGACGTCGGTGTCCAGGATCAGCTTACCAAGGTGCGGCGCACCGCCGACGACTTCGACATGAGCGAAGTCGATGCGATCATGAACCGGACTCCAGTGACCGATGCGGTCATTCGGCAATGGCAGGAAAAGGCCGGAAGCCGGCAGACGGTTGTGTTCTGCTCCACCGTCGATCATGCCCGCAATGTCGCCCGGGCATTCAATGGCGCCGGAATTCCTGCCGGGCTTGTCCATGGCGAAATGCCGGATGCCGAGCGCAGGTCCGTGCTCGCGGCCTATGCGGCAGGCGATCTTCGCGTGGTGGTCAACGTCGCGGTTCTGACCGAAGGCTGGGATCATCCCCCCACGAGCTGCGTCGTCCTTCTGAGGCCGAGTTCATACAAGTCGACGATGATCCAGATGATCGGCCGCGGACTGCGCACAGTCTCGCTGGATGAACATCCCGGTGTTCTGAAGACCGACTGCATCGTCCTCGATTTCGGCACGTCGACACTGCTTCACGGATCCGTCGAACAGGACGTTGACCTGAACGGCCGCGAGTCCACTGGCGAGGCCCCGACGAAGGACTGCCCGGAATGCGGCGCAGTCGTTCCGCTTGCCACCACCGAGTGTCCGCTCTGCGGCCACCATTGGGAACGGGATCAGACCGGCGAGGCTACGCCGCTCGGCGAGTTCGTGATGTCGGAGATCGACCTCCTGCAGCGGTCGAGTTTCCGGTGGTGCGATCTTTTCGGCGACGATTCCGCGTTGATTGCCAGCGGCTTCAATGCCTGGGGCGGGGTCTTCTTTCTCAATGGCCGCTGGTACGGCATCGGCGGGGTCCAGAAACAGCGGCCCCATCTGCTGGCAGCCGGCGAACGCACGGTCTGTCTTGCAGCGGCCGATGACTGGCTGAACGAGCATGAGAGCGACGAGAGCGCGCACAAGACAAGGCGGTGGCTGAACCAGCCGCCGACCGACAAGCAGCTCTCGTTCCTGCCGCCCGAGTACCGGCATGATTTCGGGCTCACGCGCTACCAGGCATCGGCGCTCCTGGCGTTCCGCTTCAACCGCGACGCCATTCGCTCGCTCGTCTTCGGCGCAGCGGACGCCGCTCCCGCCGACCTGATCGGGAGGGCTGCATGATGGAGCGCCCAAATGAACATGACATCCTCGGATCGTCTGCGCCTCTGGCATCCGCGTGGGACGCTCTGCGCCGTTTGCCGCTGTCCGACCCGTGGCTTTGGCTGGTTCGACCCGGTGCGATCGAAGCAGCCGCGCCCTTCTGTCTGGTTCTGCTCGATCGCCTGCCAAGGCTTCTGGACACACTTGGCGCGGGAGCGTTGGGCCATGGTTGACCTCACCGAACAGGAACAGGCGGCCATCCGCGCCAGCATGAAGCCGATTGCCGAGATCATGGAGGAGATCGGCTGGCAGACCCGGCTCGCCGATCTCTCGGAAGCTCAGGTTCGAACCCTGATCGAAGTCGCCTTCGGCGGATTTCAGGATGCCATGCGCGCCATCGCCCAAGGCTCTGCCGAAACGCGCGGGGATGCGGAGATCCCATTCTGATGCTCGACTTCAATCACCGCTCCCTGATCGCCGGACGCATCAACGCTCTGATCGACGACAGCCTTTATGCCGCGCGCGCAGTGACGCCGCCCCGGACCTATCTGGGTGGATCGCGGCTCGGGCAGCCTTGCGAGCGCGCGTTGCAGTTTGAGTTCGCCGGTGCGCCGAAGGACGACGGCTCCGACTTCGACGGCCAGACGCTGCGGATCTTCGAGATCGGCCACGCTCTCGAAGATCTGGCCATCCGCTGGTTCCGTGGTGCTGGCTTCGATCTCTACACCCGCAAGGGCAATCGACCGGACGGGTCGCAGTTCGGCTTCTCGATCGCCGGTGGCCGTGTTCGCGGTCATGTCGACGGGATTATCGCGGCAGCCCCCGACCAGCTGGGCCTTGCCGTTCCCGCGCTCTGGGAATGCAAGACCATGAACGCCAGGAACTGGCGGGAGACCGTCGCCAAAGGCGTCGTCATCGCCAAGCCGGTCTATGCGGCGCAGATCGCCCTCTACCAGGCCTACATGGAAGCCAGCGTCCCTGGCATTTGCTCCAATTCGGCGCTGTTCACCGCCATCAACAAGGACACGGCCGAACTGCACCACGAACTCGTGGCCTTCGATGCCGGTCTTGCCCAGCGGATGAGTGATCGCGCCGTCCGGATCCTCCAGGCGACGGACGCGGGCGAATTGCTGCCCCGGATCGCGACCACGCGCGACTTCCATGAATGTCGGATGTGCCCCTGGTGCCAGCGCTGTTGGGGCTTGCCGGCATGAGCGATCACAACGTCGTTTCCCTCGATGCCTGGCGCGACTTCAACGACGCGACGCCGCAGGTTGATCCCTTCGACGTCGAGCCGGACGCTGAGCAGATCGCCATCTTTCTCGACGTCGTCTTCAGCTATTGCGACGGCTGGGTGCCGCTGCGTGGTTTCATCGACAAGGGCCAGGGAGTCGACGGTCGCCCGCACAATGCCTGGATCGAAGGCGACGCAAACCTGCTCAAGAAGGCGATCGCTTTCGCAGGTTGGGCGGCGCGCGAAGGTGCTGCCTTCTATGTGGTGCCGGGAACGGTGGCCGAGAGCGGCAAGGCCAAGTCCGCGGACGTGCGCCAGATGCAAACGGTGCTCGTCGATCTCGATGCCGGCGACATCGCTTCTAAACTCGATCACCTGATCCGGCATCTGGGCGAGCCGACCCTGATCGTCGAAAGCGGAGGCCGCACGCCGGACGGTCTCGACAAGCTGCATGTCTGGTGGCGCCTGACCGAGCCTGCCGAAGCCGACGACATCACGCTGCTGTGCCGGTTGCGCGGCGACATCGCGATCAAGGTTGGTGGCGACACGCATTTTCGTTCGGCGCACCAACCGATCCGTCTGGCGGGATCCATCTATCACAAGGGCGGCTTCAAGCGGCTCGTCACCATCCGTCGCCACAACTCGCATGTCGAGGTGGACCTGCGCGATTTCGCGGAACGGGTCGACGCCATGCCGCCTCTCGTCGGTGTCGGATCGGAACCGGGACCACCCGCCTCGAAGCCGTCGATCGCCGATGTTCTGACAACGCCGGTTCGGGAAGGCAGCGAAGACGCATGGACCCGGTTTCAGGGTGCGAGCGCCGCCATCGGCCATTTCATCCGGCTGGCCCATGAGGGGCGCATGGGCCGCGACGAGGCCTGGGAGGCGATCTGCCAATACAACGCCGCGATGCTGCGCCCGAGCTGGCCGCTGGAGCGGCTGGCATCGGAGGCGCAGCGCCTGTGGCGGCTGCACGAAGAACGGCACGGGCCGCCGCTGGAACGTCTGGCGGTTACGCCGATGTCGCCATTGCCGACCTTCACGCTCGGAACGCTCCTCGACGACAGAAGCGCTATGCCGGACGACATCATCGGGCCGCGCGTGCTGACGCCGGGTGGAATGCTGGTCCTCGGCGGCGCGCCCAAGGTCGGGAAAAGCGACTTCCTGATCAGCCTGCTGGTGCACATGGCGGCCGGCATCCCGTTCCTCGGTTTCGCGCCATGCCGCCCGCTGCGGATCTTCTATCTGCAAGCCGAGATCCAGTACCACTATCTGCGCGAGCGGCTTCAGGGCATTTGGCTCGACCCGGCGCTGCTCTCAGCCGCCCGCGACAATCTGGTCGCGACGCCGAAGGTCCGGATGCTGCTCGATGCGGGCGGTGTTTCGCGCGCCGTGGCGGCCGCGCGGGCGCATTACGGCCATGGCGCGCCTGACATCCTCTGCATCGATCCAATCCGCAACCTCTTTGATGGCGGTCCGGATGGCGGCGGCGAGAACGACAACACGGCGATGCTGTTCTTCCTGCAGGAACGTGTCGAGGTGTTCAGGGATTCGGTGGCGCCGGACGCTGGTCTGATCCTCTGCCACCACACTCGCAAGATCACCAAAAAGCAGCTCGCTGAGGATCCGTTCATGGCGCTCTCGGGCGCTGGAAGCCTGCGCAGCTTCTATACCTCCGGCATCATCATGCACCGGCCGGACGAAGATCGGCCGGAGCGGATGCTGCATTTCGAGCTGCGCAACGGTCCGGGTATCGAGCCGAAGATCATCGACAAGACAAATGGGCGCTGGGTGGAAGTCGACCGTTCGGGCGAGCGGCTGGTGCGCAAGTCGCTGGGCGAGCGTCTCGATGCCGAGCGCGTGCGCAAGCACGATGTCATTCTCGGCATATTGCTCGACGAAGCGCTGGCCGGTCGACTTTACACGATCAACCAGTTCGCGGAGGCGTTCGAGAACCGCGGCGGGCTTGGAGGCAAGGACACGATCCGGGACCGCCTGAACGTGCTTGCCACCAAGGGCTTCGTGAAGTTCGTGCGCGACGGTGCGCCCTACGGCTTTGGCCCGTCCCGATCCCGCTTCGGGTTTCTGTGCGTCGAAGCGATGGCCATTCCGACGGACGGCGAAGCGGTCGATCCCGAAACCGGCGAGGTCTCGCAGGCCACCATCGCGGTCCTGCCGACCCATTACAAATCGCCCCAGACTGGCGCGTTGCTCGAGATCGAGAACCCGCATGTCTGGGTCTATCCGGAGGGCGAACCGTCATGATCGCGCTCGCGTCGCTCATCGCGCACGCCTGCGCTCCGGCCAGTTTGAACCAGATGGGGTGCGGTTCCGAAACTGCTCCGTCATCCCCGCGTCGAACTACGCTCCACACCGCCGAGACCAGATTGGGCGCGATGCCCAAACTGCCCCTTCGGAACTGCGCGCGAGCCAGATCGGCTGCGCTGCAATCAGATTGGGTGGCGAGTGCTGGCCGAAACTCCCGAAACTGGAAATTCCACAGTCTCGCCAATGCCTTGCCGAGGCCCGCAAGTTTGGGGGCTGAAAGCCACCCCTTTCAGGGGTGGGGGAGACCGCTCGCCGAGCGGGGTCTCCCATCCCCACCCCTGGGGCTTCGCGCGCGCGGCGTGCCGACACTCCTCTGAACGACACCCCAAACGAAGGATCCATCCCGATGAGCATGATTGCGTCACCTGTTCCCGAACCAGCCTGTCTTCCGGCAGCTCTGGCTTCATCAACACGAAGCTCCGCCATCCTGGCGCTCGACCTTGGCACAACGACGGGCTGGGCCAGCCGGATCGGTGGCATCATCCAGAGCGGCACGGTCTCATTCCGACCCAGCCGCTACGATGGCGGCGGCATGCGCTATCTGCGCTTCCAGTGGTGGCTCGATGCGCTCGTCCACAGCAACGACGGCCTGGCCGCGATCTACTTCGAGGAGGTGCGCCGTCATGTCGGAACGGATGCCGCCCATCTCTACGGCGGCTTCCTGGCAACACTGACCGCGTGGTGCGAGCGCGAAAAGGTCGCCTATCAGGGCGTGCCGGTCGGCACCATCAAGCGCTTCGCGACCGGCAAGGGCAACGCCGACAAGCATGCGGTGCTCGCCGCCGTCACTGCGCGCGGCTTCCGGCCTGCCGACGACAACGAGGCCGACGCGATCGCCATCCTGCTCTGGGCGATGGAGACCCGGGGAGGTGTGCTGTGAGGTGGTCGACACGAGGATATGGCGGCCAACGCCGCAGCCCTGATGAGATCAAGCGCGATGGCTGGCGCGAGCAGCGCGTCCTTGCGGTGTCAATCGACGACGCCCGTCTGACCTGGCCCGAACGTGAACTGATCCGGCAACTCGGCGAGAAGCTCTATGGCGATCGCAATCAATCCAAGGAGGCGCGCCGATGACCAACTGGACGCCAAGCCTTGTCGAAGCACGTCTCGCCGAAGCGGCCTTCGTGCTCAAGCGCCTGCCCGAACCGCGGCGGCAAGGATACTTCAGCACATGGCCCGAGATCATCCATGGCTTTGCCGACAAGGTCGAACAGGAGCCGAAGCCGATGCGTGTGCTTCCGTCGCCCGCGGCCATCAGCCGGATGGAGGAGACGCTGAGCTGGACCGTCGGGCTGGATCCGGTCGAGGGCAAGATCATCTGGATGCGTGCCTACGGCGAGCGCTGGAAGACGATCTGCTGGACGGTTGGGTTGCAGCGCTCTGCTGCCCACCAGCACTGGCTCTACGCGCTGTGCGTCATTGCGTTCCGGCTTAACGGACGGCGGCTCAACCGCAGCTACTCGAAGCGCAAGGTGATCGAACTGGCTGGCGCGGCGCAGCGGTGAGTAGCGGCGAGCAAAGTGTCCGCCGGACAGTTTTCGCGCGGACAGAAATGCCTGTTCAGGGTAGATTTCGGGCTAACCTCGGGAGAGGCACGCACCAATTCAACGCCCAAATACACCCAGTTCGGCCTGCGCCGCTGATATCTTGGTTCCTTCCCGGCGGATACCCTATGCGGGAGGGCGCGGCGCGAAACGTCGCTAGTGGCAGGCCGGATTTTTTGGGAAGCCACTCGGAGTCCAGCGCCTTTCACGGCCGCTCGGAAGTCCCGACGAACACAGGCTTTTTTGCCGTACGACGCCTGCCATGCCTGGACCCTTCGCGGAGTCCAGCTCGGCATCCGGCATCCAGCGGCCCATCGACGGCGACACGCCCAGCCTCCACCGGACATCATGACCCTCAGCTTCGCCCCCGAAGCGATCGAGACCTGGCCGCTCGACCGCCTGCACCCCTATGCGCGCAACGCCAAGACCCATGGCGCGGACCAGGTCGCCAGGATCGCCGCCAGCATGGCGGAGTTCGGCTGGACCGTCCCGGTGCTGGTGTCGAGCGATGGCGAGGTCATTGCCGGCCATGGCCGGATCATGGCGGCTGCGCAGCTCGGCCTCACCGAAGCGCCGGTCATCGTGCTCGATCATCTGACCGAAGCGCAGCGTCGTGCCTACCGTATCGCCGACAACAAGCTGACCGAACTCGGGGCCTGGGACGAAGCGCTTCTTTCCGGAGAGCTGCAGGAACTCGTCGCCGATGAATTCGACCTGTCGCTGATCGGCTTCTCCGATGGCGAGCTCGACCGGCTGCTCGCGCTCGAACCGGGCGACGAGGCATCCGACGGCGCGGGTGTCGCCCCCGTCGTGATCCCGGAACCGCCGCGCAATCCGGCATCCAGGCTCGGGGACCTTTGGATTCTTGGCGATCACCGGCTGCTCTGCGGCGACAGCACAAGTGCCGCCGATGTTCGCCGCCTGATGAATGGCGAGCGGGCCATCCTGTTCGCCACCGACCCGCCCTATCTCGTCGATTACGACGGTTCCAACCATCCGACCCGCAACAAGGACTGGTCGCCATCCTACGGCGTGACCTGGGACGACAGCAGCCAGGGCGCGGAACTCTATGACGGATTCATCGCGGCGGCCGTTGCCGAGGCGATCGCGGAAGACGCCGCCTGGTATTGCTGGCACGCCTCGCGCCGCCAAGCGATGCTGGAAGCCTGCTGGGAGAAAGCGGGCGCGTTCGTCCATCAGCAGATCATCTGGGTGAAGGACCGCGGAGTTCTGACCCGGTCGCACTACCTCTGGAAGCACGAGCCCTGCTTCATGGGCTGGATCAAGGGCAAGCGGCCGCCGAAAGTCGCCGAGGAAACGCTGCCATCAACGTGGGCGCTGCCCAGCTTCGCCAAGGACGACCGGCCCGATCACCCGACGCCGAAGCCGCTCGATGCCTTCGGGATCCCGATGCGCCAGCACGGGGCGCGCGGCGGGCTGTGTTACGAGCCGTTTTCCGGGTCGGGATCGCAGATCATGGCGGGCGAAGCCAATGGCCGCCGCGTCTTCGCGATGGAGATCAGCCCGGCTTATGTCGATGTCGCCATCGAACGCTGGCAAGCCGACACCGGGCGCGAAGCGATCCTCGACGGCGACGGACGGACCTTTGCGCAGGTGAGAGAGGAGCGGTTAGGCCAGTCTGCGAACATCGAGAGTTCAGCCGCATGAAGCAAAGCAGGGCGATGTCGCTGGTCGAGGCCATCGCCAATGTCGTGGTCGGCTACGGCGTCGCCGTCGTCACCCAGCTCCTCGTCTTTCCGTTGTTCGGGCTGCACACGACATTGGCCGAGAACCTGACCATCGGCGCGATCTTCACCGTGGTGAGCATCGCCCGTTCATTCGCCCTGCGACGGCTGTTCGAAGCCATCAGGGTCGCCAGTCGCTGCGACGGCCATGCCGGACATGTAGAACCTGCACCACGCCGTCGATAATGGCATAGTAGATGCGCCAGCGCGTTGCGCGGCCGTAGAGGGCGCGACGGATCGGCAGTTCGAAAGCCTGCGACTCGGGCGCGATCGGATGCGCCTCGGGCATGGCGCCGAGGCCAAGGATCGTGGCCCGAATGCCCGACAGCCACTCGTCCGCAGCCCGCGGGTTGCGTTCACGCAGCCACACCCATGATTCAGTCAGATCATTCGCCGCGTTCGGCGTGATGATCACGGGGAATGGCGAAGTCATTTGGATCGGGCAAGCTCGTCGAAGAAGCGGCTGGCCTCGGTGCCTTCGCCGGCGCGGGCCTGCGTCAGACCCTTGCGGATTCCGGCGACGGTCTCGGCGTAATCGAGCTGGTCCTGCATGTCCTGCCAAGCGGCGGCGTCCATCACGACGACCGACGGCTTGCCGTTCACGGTCAGGATCTGCGGCCGCCCGGTTTCCTTGATGCGCGCGATCATGCGCGCCGACTCCCGCTTGAACTCGGTCAGCGGGCTGATGTCCTCGGTGATGTTCATGGCATACCTCCTGACGCGCATCGAATTCGGTGCGAATATAGCGCCGTTATCGATGCGCGTCGAGGATTTTGGCCGTCAGGCGATCCGGTAAACCCGCCCGCGCGCCTCGACCTTCTCGGAGGTCACTTGGAGACCGAGCTTCTTCTTGAGCGCACCGGCGATTGCGCCGCGCACCGTGTGGGCCTGCCAGCCGGTGGCGACCGTGATCTCCTTGATGGTCGCGCCCTCAGGCGCTCGCAGCATGGCGATCAGGGCGGCCTGCTTGGTTCCGGCGCGCGGCGTGCGCGTCGAGGATGTGCGCTCGGGAGCAGCGTCTGGCGTGGGATCCTGAGAGGGCTCTTCTGTCGCGCTCGCGGGTGTGGTTTCGGTTTCATCCGGCTCGATGCCGATGGCGGCAAGGCCTGCGTCGGTGGCGACCAGCGTGGTGCCGTGGCCGTCGCCGGTTTCGCGCCAGACCGGTTCGCCGCGTCGTGCGTTGACTTCGACCTCCTGCAGGAGGCCCTTCGCGATCATCGTGCTGACGACCTTGGCGGCTGCTCCGCCGCGCAGGCTGTCGGGCAGCGGCAGGGCGATCCGCTTGGGTCGTTGCGCGGCGGCGCTCAGAATGATGGCTTGGGTGTCGGAAAGCTGGGTCATCGGAACCTCCGGATCGAGAGCGGCGCGACCATCGCGGCGCTTCTACGAGGCCAAGCCCCGCAATCGCGGGGCTGGCGCGGAGGTCGGCCGGATCATTCGGCGTGTTCGCCCTCGCGGAAGGCACTGTCGGTGATGCGCTTCAAGAGTTCGGCGTAGTGGGCGAGCGTGCCGACATGGCCCCAGTGCACTTCGTCGGGATGAACGTCAAAATGCTCGTCGCTCAGGGCGGCAAGCCGCGCCAGCATGGCGTCGATCTCGACCTTGCGGGCGATGAAGGCGTCGAGGGCCTGGGCGTTCTTGGCTTGGCGGGTCATCGGAATTCTCCTTGGTTCGTGACCCCATACAGGCTCTGTCCGGCACGCTTATCAAGGCAATAAGTGCATCAAAACATTATGTTTTCGGGGCAGACATGCAGGGCATGAGCGAACGCCAGTACGCGTCCCATGTCGGCTTGTCGCGGGGCGCGATCCAGAAGGCGAAGACGTCGGGACGGCTCGTCCTGCATGCCGATGGTTCGATCGATGCGCGTGCCAGCGATGCGCGCCGTGCGTCGATGACCGATCCCTCGAAGCAGCACCGGGATAGAGCTGAGGCCAAGCTGAAGCCCGTCCCCGATGCGGCCCTGTCCGCCGTCGGCGACACGCTGCGCGAAAGCGGAATCGCGCCGTCTCCGGCTGGCGGCGGGACCACGTTCCTGCAGGCCAAGACGGCCAACGAGGTGCTGAAGGCTCAGGAACGGCGTCTGCGGCTGCAGCGCATGAAGGGCGAGGTCATCGACCGGGCGCGGGCGACCGCTCTCGTCTTTCGACTGGCGCGCGAGGAGCGCGATGCATGGGCGAACTGGCCCGCACGGATCGCGGCACTGATGGCGGCGGAGCTCGGCCTCGAAGCGCACGCGATGCAGAAGGTTCTGGAGACCCATGTCCGAGCGCACCTCGCCGATCTCGCCGAGGTCGCCACAGATTTTCGCTGACGCGGACCGTCGGTCCGAGGAGCTGTTCGCCTTCGAAGGCGTCGATGCGCTCGTCCAGGCCTGGCGCGATGGGCTGACCCCCGACCCCGCGCTCACCGTCGCGGAATGGGCGGATCGGCACCGCTTCTTGAGCCCGCGTGCTTCGGCCGAGCCGGGGCGCTATCGCACGGACCGCACGCCCTACATGCGCGCCATCATGGATGCGCTGTCGCCGGGCAACGCCGCGCGCCGCATCGTCTTCATGAAGGCCGCGCAAGTTGGTGCGACCGAGGCCGGGAACAACTGGATCGGCTATGTCATCCACCATGCGCCGGGACCGATGCTCGCGGTCCAGCCGACGGTGGAACTGGCCAAGCGCTTCTCGCGCCAGCGCATCGATCCGCTGATCGCGGAAAGCCCGGTGCTGCGCGAGCGCGTCAAGCCGCAACGCTCGCGCGATGCCGGCAACACGGTTCTGTCAAAAGAGTTCCCGGCCGGGCTTCTGGTCATCACCGGCGCGAACAGCGCGGTCGGCCTGCGATCCATGCCGGCGCGCTACCTGTTTCTCGACGAGGTCGACGCCTATCCGCCGTCCGCCGACGAGGAAGGCGATCCGGTCGCCTTGGCCGAGGCCCGCACGCGCACGTTCTCCTGGCGCTCGAAGGTCTTTCTGACATCGACGCCGACGATCCACGGCGTGTCGCGGATCGAGCGCGAGTTCGAGGCCAGCGACCAGCGGCGTTACTTCGTGGCGTGCCCGCATTGCGATCATCGCCAGTGGCTTCGCTTCGAGCGCCTGCGCTGGGAGAAGGGGCAACCGCACACGGCGCACTATGTCTGCGAATCTTGCGACGGCCGGATCGAGGAGCATCACAAGACCTCTCTGATGATGTCCGGCGAATGGCGCCCGACGCGCGATGGCGTGCACGCGGGAACGGTCGGCTACCACCTCTCAGGGCTCTATTCACCAGTAGGCTGGCTCTCATGGGCCGATATCGCCCGGATGTGGGAAGCCGCGCAGACCAGCGACGAGGCGAAGCGCAGCTTCAAGAATGGCGTCCTCGGCGAAGCCTGGATCGAGACCGGCGAAGCGCCGGACTGGCAGCGGCTCTACGAGCGGCGCGAGCCCTGGCGCATCGGCACGGTGCCGAGCGGCGGCCTGTTTCTCACGGCAGGCGCCGACATCCAGAAGGATCGCATCGAAGTCTCGATCTGGGCCTGGGGTCGCGGGCTCGCGAGCTGGCTCGTGGATCACATCGTCATCCCCGGCGGCCCGGACAGCGCCGAGGCTTGGGTCGGATTGACGGATCTCCTCGGCAAGACATGGCCGCACGCCCATGGCGTTCGCTTGAGCCTCTCGAAGCTCGCGATCGACACAGGCTTCGAAGCGCCAACCGTCTATGCATGGGCGCGCCAGCAGGGCTTTGCGCAAGTGACTCCCATCAAGGGTGTCGAGGGCTTCAATCGCGCGGCTCCAGTGACCGGCCCGTCCTTCGTCGATGCGACGGAAGGTGGCCGGAAGATCCGCCGCGGCGCACGGCTCTGGACGATCGCCGTCGCGACCTTCAAGGCGGAGACCTATCGCTTTCTGCGGCTTTCAAAGCCCACCGACGAGGACGCGACGGACGGAACGCAGGGCCCGGCCGGACTTGTGCACTTGCCCCACGGCGTCGACGCCGAATGGGTGAAGCAGCTCGTCGCCGAGCATCTCGTGAGCGTCACCACCAAGCGCGGCTTCCAGAAGCTCGAATGGCAGAAGGTGCGCGAACGCAACGAGGCGCTGGACTGCCGGGTCTACGCCCGGGCCGCCGTCTGGATCGCCGGAGCCGATCGCTGGTCCGAGGACAAGTGGCGCGATCTCGAAGATCAGGTCGGCCCGCAGCCTGCGGACACCGACGACACGCACTCGAACATCGAAGCCGGGCGTCTCGCCCGTCCAAACCCGCCATCGACCAAGCGGCAGAGCGACTGGCTCGGCCCGCGCGGGAAGTGGTTCTGAGGAACAGTCATGGCCTGGACGACCGACGAACTCGATGCGCTGAAGCGCGCCTATGCCAGCGGCACGCTCCGGGTCAGCTATGACGGCAAGACGGTCGAATACGGATCGGCGGACGACCTCTTGAAGCGGATCCGCACCATCGAGACCGAGATCACGGCATCCTCCGGCGAATCACGCCCAATCGCGAGCTACGCCGGCTTCGGACGGGGCGACCGGTGAGCCAGATCCCCTTCCTCGACCGGATGGTGGCGTGGGCTGCGCCCGAGGCAGGTGTGAGACGCGCGCTCGCGCGGCGCAGTTTCGAGGCGCTGAGCGCCAAGACCCATGGCAGTTCCCGTGGCTATGACGGCGCTACCAAGGGACGGCGCACGGATGGATGGAAAGCGGCGGGAACATCGGCTGATGCCGAGATAGCCGCCGCCAGCGGCCTGTTGCGGGATCGCATGCGCGATCTCACCCGCAACAATCCGCATGCGGCGAAGGCCGTCTCGGTGCTGGTCAACAACATCGTCGGCAGCGGCATCATTCCGCGTGCCGCCACGGGTGACGCCAGGCTCGACGAGACGGTGGACCGGCTCTGGACCGAGTGGATCGCCGCCTGTGACGCCGATGGCCAGCTCGACATCTTCGGGCTTCAGACCCTGGCCGTGCGGGAATTGATCGAGGCTGGCGAGGTGCTGATCCGCCGCCGCCCACGACGTCCGAGCGATGGTCTGGCCGTTCCGCTCCAGATTCAGATCATCGAAGCCGATCTTCTGGACAATACCCGCAGCGGCGATCTCGCCGATGGCGGGCGTTTGCTTCAGGGCATCGAGTTCGATCCCCTCGGTCGACGCCGCGCCTATTGGCTCCATGCCCAGCATCCCGGCGATGCCGTCGTCACCATGCGTCGACGTCTGGAGAGTCTCGCCATCCCGGCGAGCGAGGTGCTGCATCTTTACGAGAAGCAGCGCACGCAGGTGCGCGGCGTCCCGTGGGGCACGCCGGTGATGCGGGCCCTGCGCGATCTCGACGACTGGACGCAGGCCGAGCTCGTCCGCAAGAAGACGGAAGCCTGTGTCGTCGGCATCGTGCTTGGCGCCGACGAAGCCGATCAGGGGATTGCTCCGTCGGTGGTCGACGCCGACGGCAACCGCGTCGAACAGTTCGAGCCCGGGCTGATCGCCTATGCGCGCGGCGGCAAGGACATCCGCTTCAATCAGCCCGCCACGACGGCGGGTGTGGGCGAGTGGCTCCGTGCGCAGCTTCACATCGTGGCAGCGGGGTTCCGCATGCCCTACGAGCTGCTGACCGGCGATCTCAGTCAGGTCAATTATTCATCGATCCGGGCGGGGCTCGTGGAGTTCCGCCGCCTGATCGACGCCGTCCAATGGCAGATCGTCATCCCGGTTCTCTGCCAGCCCATATGGGTCTGGTTCTGCCAGGCGGCGTGGGCTGCCGGGAAACTGCCCCGGCCGGACATCGCGGTCGAGTGGTCTCCGCCGCGTTTTGAAGCTGTCGATCCGTTGAAGGACGCGATGGCCGATCTCCTGGCGCTGCGCTCGGGCACCATGTCGCTGGCACAGGCCATCGCGCGTCAAGGTCACAACCCGGACGCCGTGCTCGCCGAGATCGCCGCCATGAACGCCAAGATCGACGCCCTTGGGCTCATTTTCGATAGCGATCCGCGGCGCGTGACGAAAACCGGCGTGATGCAGGCTGACACGACTGGCCAACCCGTCAATCCCGACACCTGAGCTTTTGCACCATGACCCGAAACATCGACCTGCCGCCGCTGACGCGGGTGGCGGACCTGTTGCCTGCGTCCATCGATGCGGCCGAGCGCACCATCGACGTAGTCTGGTCCACGGGCGCGCGTGTGCGCCGCAATCCGTTCTTCGGCGATCCGTTCGACGAGGAACTGGCGATGGATCCGCGCGCCGTCCGTCTCGATCGCCTGAATGCGGGTGCGCCTCTCCTGAAGGTGCACGACGCCTCCGTGCTCGACAGCGTCATCGGCTCGGTCGTGCCGGGAAGCGCCCGCATCGAGAACGGGCGCGGCGTCGCCCGTGTCCGCTTTTCCGACCGGGCCGAGGTCGAACCGCTCTGGAAGGACGTCGAGGCCGGGCACATCCGGGCGGTGTCGATCGGCTACCAGGTCCATCGCTTCGAGGTGACCAAGCAGGCGGGCGCGCCCGAGTTGTGGCGCGCGGTCGATTGGACGCCCTTCGAGATCTCCGCAGTGCCCATCGGCGCTGATCCGGCTGCGGGCTTCCGTGCCGAAGAACCCCTTCACCCCTGCGTCGTCCACCGCGCCGACGCTTCATCCAAGGAGAAAGCAGCCATGGACGACGCTGTGACCGAAAACACTGAGACGCAGACGCGCCGGACCGCGCCCGAACCACAGGATCGAGTGCCGACCACGCCCGCGATCGATGCGGAGGCGATCGCAGCCCGCGCGCGCGACACGGAGCGCGAGCGTGTCGGAACCATCTACGATCTTGCCGGCCGCCTGCACCTCGAGCGCAGCTTCGCCGACGATCTCGTCAAGCGTGGCGTCACGCTCGATGCGGCGCGCGGCGAGATCCTCGACAAGGTCGCGACCGATGCCGAGAAGACGCGGGTTTCGCCTCAGGTCAGCATCCCGCTCGGCGGCCGCGATGAGCGCGTCACGCGTCGTGACGCTGTGTCGAATGCTCTTCTGCACCGCTACTCGCCCACGCTCTTCCCCTTGAGCGAACCGGCGCGGGAGTATCGCGGCATGACGCTCGTGGAGCATGCCCGCGAGTTCCTCTCAAGCTCGGGCGTCAATGTCCGGGGCATGTCGCGCGACGAGATCGCCACCCGAGCTCTCCATTCCACCTCGGACTTTCCGGAGGTTCTCGCCGCCGTGACGGGAAAGACGCTGCGGCAGGCCTATGATGCCTATCCGCGCACCTATGTCCCTTTCTGCCGTCAGGTGCTCGCGACCGACTTCAAGGCGATGCACCGTGTCCAGCTCGGCGAAGCCCCGCAGCTCGTGAAGGTGAACGAGGGCGGCGAGTTCAAGCGCGGCACCCTGGCCGAAGGGCGCGAGAGCTACCGTGTCGAGACTTACGGGCGGGTCGTTGCGGTCACCCGGCAGGTCCTCATCAACGACGATCTCGACGCCTTCACTCGTATCCCGGCGATGTATGGCACGGCGATCGCCACGCTGGAGAGCGATGTGGTCTGGGGCATCATCCTGGCGAACGCCGCCATGAGCGACTCCATTGCGCTGTTCCACCAGAACCACGGCAATCTGGCGAACCCGGCCACCGCGCTCAGCGTCACCGCGATCGGCGCCGCGCGCGCGGCCATGGCCCGGCAGACGGGGCTCGACAAGAAGACCATCCTCAATGTCCGGCCCGCCTATCTCATCGTGCCGGCATCGCTCGAACTCGCGGCCGAGCAGCTGGTGGCGCAGAACCTCGTGCCTGCCCAGACCGGCAACGTGGTCCCGTCCTCGATCCGAACCCTGACGCCGATCTCCGAGCCTCGTCTCGATGCCGCGAGCCTCACCGCCTGGTATCTCGCCGCGAACCCCGCCCAGATCGACACCATCGAGTACGCCTATCTCGAAGGCCAGCAAGGCGCCTACATCGAGACGCGCAACGGCTTCGATGTCGACGGCGTCGAGATCAAGTGCCGCCTCGACTTCGGCGCGAAGGCGATCGACTGGCGCGGGCTCTACCGCAATCCCGGCGCGTGATCGCCGCCGGAACGCTTCCCATCACCTGATACTCTCGGAGAATTCCCATGCGCGGCTACATCCAGCCCGGCAACACCATCACGCTTCCCGCCCCCTATGCCGTCGCCTCCGGCGATGGACTGCTGGTCGGCGCGATCTTCGGCATCGCGACCGGATCGGCGGCCATCAACGCCGAGGTCGAGACCCTCACAGAAGGCGTCGTCGAACTGCGCAAGGCCCCGTCCCAGGCATGGGTCGTCGGCGCGCGCATCTATTGGGACAATGCCGCCCGCCTCGCGACGACTGTGGTCGCATCGAACACCCTGATCGGCGCTGCGACCGAACCGGTGGCAGGCGGCGCCAGCGATACGATCGGCCGCGTTCGGCTGAACGGCAGCTTCTGACGTGAACGCGTTCGCGGCAGCGCTCGACACCCTGTTCGCCGATCCGAACCTTGGCGAGACCGCGCTCTGGCAGGCGGGCGGCATCGGCCCCGGTGTCCCCGTCCGCGTCATCCGCCGCCGCCCGGACGCCGTGGTCGAGTTCGGGGCGTCCCGCGCCTTGATGGCGACCGTTCTGCTCGACCTGCGCAGGACCGAAGCTGCGGCAATCGATGAGGGCGATCTCGTCGTGATCGGGACGGAGACCTTTAAGATCATCGGGACGCCCTCATCCGATCCCATGGGGCTCGTCCTCACCTGCGAGGCGGTCAAGGTCTGATCCCATGCGCTTCAACCTTGAACGTCCCGACATGCGCAAGGCGCTGGCGGGCACGCAGCAGGATATCGAACGCGCCGTCACCTCCGGGATGCGAGATGCTTCAGTCGAGCTGAAGGCGCGCTTGCGCGAAGATGTCGTCTCATCCGGCCTTGGCGAACGCCTCTCGCGGACATGGAGGGGCAAGGTATTCCCCGAGGTCGGCGAGAGCGTCGAAGCCGCAGCCTTCGTCTGGTCGAAGGCCCCGAAGCTCATCGACGCTTTCGATCGCGGCGTCACCATTCGCTCGGCGCGAGGCTTCTGGCTGGCGATTCCGACACCCGCCGCCGGGACGCGCGGGCGAGGACCGAACGGGCGTGCGTCACGCATCACGCCCGGCGGCTGGGAACGGCGCACCGGCATGCGGCTGCGCTTCGTCTACCGCAAGCGCGGCCCTTCGCTTCTGGTCGCCGATGCGGCCCGCATCAACACGCGCGGATTGGCGGCAGCGAATAGGCGCAAGACCGGTCATTCAACCGTGATCGTGTTCCTGCTTGTGCCCCAGGTCACGCTCCGCAAGCGGCTCAACATCGATGCGATCGCGAAGCGGCAAGCCGCGCGCGTTCCGACCCTGATCGCGCGGCACTGGCCGCGATCCTGAAGGCTCTTTGTTCATGCCCTCGAAACGCGAAACCGTCCTCGGCGCGGTCAATGCGCTCGTCGCCGATGCCCTGCCGGGCGCGGAGGTGAAGCGCAATCTCGCCAAGCCGGAGCGCATTCCGCCGGGGGGACTGGTCGTGATCCGCGATGGCGATCCGGGCGAGCCCGACGTCACGCTCTCGCCGGTATCTTACCTCTACACCCATCGCATTCCCGTCGAGATCGCCGCCTTCGAGAGCGCCACGCTCCCGCGCGAGGCAGTGCTCGACGGCATGCTTGCCGCCATCGGCGCGGCGATCATCGCCAACCGCAGGCTCGGCGGGCTTGTCGACTGGATCGAGGCGGAGGCCCCGTCCTCCGAGGATATCGAGACCACGGGCAGTCAGGTCGGCCGCTTCGCCGATGTCGTGATCGTCGCCACCTACGCCACCGCCGATCCGCTCAACTGAGTGACGGCCCTTCGACTGCGCTCGGGCATTTGGAACCGATCGACGGTCCTTCGACGGCGCTCGGACCTTCGGCACTGAACAGCGCCGGTCGGGCCCCGCTCAGGCCCCTACACCAAACCAGATGGAGAACAACCCATGCCTCGCGCACGCGGCGTGAACGCGGCTCTCGCCGCCGTGTTCGAAAGCACCTATGGCACACCGCCCGGCACCGGCTTTCGCCGCATGCCATTCGCCTCGGTCAACATCGGCGAGGAACAGGGCCTGATCGCCAGCGAGCTTCTCGGCTTCGGCCGGGAGCCGCTGGCGCCGGTCTATGACGTGATCACCAACACGGGCGATCTCGTCGTTCCCGTGGATACCCGCAACATCGGCGTCTGGCTGCGCGGCCTGATGGGCGCGCCGACGACGGTCGCCGCGAACGCCGCCACCGGAACGATCACGCTGACCGCGAACCTTCTGGTCAACGACACGGTGACGGTCGATGGCACGGTCTATACCGCCGTCGCCTCCGGCGCGACGGGCCAGCAGTTCAACCTCGGCGGCACGGCGGTGCTCACCGCCACTGCGCTCGCCGCGATCATCAATCCGAGCGCGAACGTCGCGGCCGCGGCGGTTGGCACGGTGGTCAACCTGACCGCCAAGGCGCTGGGACCGGGCGGCAATGCGCGGACGCTGGCGACGAACGCGCCAACGCGCGCTAGCCTGTCCGGGGCGACGCTGTCGGGGGGCGCCAACAGCCACACCTGGTTCTCGGGTGCGCAGGCTCTGCCCTCGATGTCGATCGAGGTCCAGCTTCCGGATGTGCCCTTCTTCGGGATGAACTACGGCGCGCGCATCAACAGCTTCCAGGTTCAGGCGCAGCGATCGGGGCTGCTTACCGCCTCGCTCAACATCATGGCGCAGGGCGAGACCATCGCCGCCACGGCGCAGTCCGGCACGCTCACCGAGTTCGTGCTGGAGCGCTTCGGCCAGTTCCAGGGCGAGGTCCGACGCAACAACGTGGCGCTCGGCAACGTCATCTCGGCGGAACTCACCTATTCGAACAACCTCGAAGCGGTCGAGGTGATCCGCAGCGACGGGCGCATCGCCGATGCCGATCCGGGTATCATCGCGCTGACTGGCAACATCACCACCCGCTTCGAGGACCGCGTCCTTCTCGATCAGGCCACCAACCGCCTGCCGTGCGAGCTTCAGTTCCGTTGGGCGGCCGGCGCAGCCGCATCGCTGGTCTGGACCGCGCACCGGGTCTTCCTGCCGCGCGGCGACCGTCAGATCCAGGGGCCGGGCGGCGTGCAGGCCCCGTTCGCATTCCAGGCCGCGATCGATCCAGTGCTGAACCGCGCCGCGACCTGCGTGCTCACCAACGACGTCGCGTCCTACTGACCCGTTCCGACAGGAGGCTCCCTTGCTCAAGCTCTCGACACCATCCCGCGAGCCGTTCTGGCTCGACATCCTGCCGGGCGTGCGCATCCAGTTCCGGCCGATCTCCGTCGCCGACATGCTCGTCGCCCGCGCCGCCGCCGCTGAGTCTCCCGGCACGAAGGTCGGCGGCGACCAGCCGCTTGACCGGAGCACCACGGTCGCGGCCGGCGCGGCCTTCACGCGTTCCCTCGCGCTGAGCGGCATCGTGGCGTGGGATGGCATTGGCGATGCCGGTGGCAAGCCGATCGATCCGAACCCCATCGCCATCAATCAGCTGCTCGAAGTCTGGCCTGCCTTCGACGCCATCGACCGGCTCTATGTCGGCCCAGCCCTGACGAGGCTCGACGAAAAAAACGTCTGATCGCCCTCGCGCGCTGGCACTTCGAGGGCGGCGAGGGCTATTGCGCCGCCTGTGCGTCGCAATGCGGGGCTTGCGCCTATATCGAGCACGCGCCCGTGACGGCCGAGGGGCTTCTCGCATGGGAGGTCATCCGCCGCTGCGCGGGACAGGTGCGCGCCGTGATGGGCGGCGTCTACGCCATCGACTTCGGCGCAATGCTTGCCCTGGCTGCGGCCATGGATGCGTCCTCGCCGCTGCTGGCCGACATCCTTCCCGAGATCGAGCCGATCATCGTGGCCGCCTATGGCCGCGACGCCTGCCGTTCCAATCGCGATTGAGCAACGCCGCCCATGTCCACCACCCAGGTCTCGATCCGCCTCGGCGTCGAGGGCAAGGCGGAGGTCAAGCGCGCCTTCGAGGAGGTCGGCCAGGCGGGTACGCAGGCCTTCGGGCAAGTCGACCGGGCGCTTGAGAAGACGGGAGCCGCGACCGATCGCGAGACCGCCCGGTTCAAGCGCCTGGCGGAAGCCGCCCGCATGGCGGCGCAGGCCGACGCCGCGCAGGGGCGGTTCAATCAGGTACTGGGCGTCGATCGTCAGGCGGCGGGTTCGGCGCGCGCGTCGGCCGAGGTCTTCGAACAGGCCGCGAGGGAAGCCGAACGCTATGAGGCCCGAGCCCGGGCGCTGCGCGCGACGCTTGATCCGCTCTCAGCGGCGCAGGACCGGCTCAATGCCGAGCTCGCCGAGCATGCAGCGCTCGCCAGCCGTGGCGCGATCACCACCGCCGAGCAGGCGGCGGCGAATGCGCTGGCGAAGTCGCGCTTCGATCAGACAGCACAGGCGATCAAAGGCGTCGGCGCCAACTCGAAGCTCACGACCCAGCAGGTCATGACGCTTCAGTACACGGTGAACGACGTGATTGCGTCGATGTCCACCGGCATGTCGCCGATGACCATCCTGATGCAGCAGGGCGGACAGGTGACACAGGCCTTCGGCGGCTTGCGCGGCACGATCATGACGCTCGGCTCCGCCATCGGCGTTGTCGGCGGCGTCATCGCGGGCGTCGCCGTCTCCGTTGGCGTGCTCACGGCGGCGTGGTTCGCCAATGACGCCTCGACGCGGGCGGTCGCCACCGCGCTCGCGGGCGTCGGCCGCGCGTCCGGCGCGACCGCCGTGCAGCTGGAACAGGTCGCGCAATCCTCTGCCGATGCCGGCAAGGTCTCGGTGTCGACGGCGCGCGACATGCAGGTCGCGTTCTTAGCGACAGGCAAGATCGGCGCGGAGGAAATGGGCCGCGCCATCGCGGTCTCGCGCAACCTTGGCGTCACGCTCGGCGTCGACACGAAGCAAGCTGCCGAGGAACTCGCCCGTGCGCTGGCCGATCCGTTGCGCGGCGCGGACGAACTCAACGACCGCATCCGCTTCCTGGACGACCGCACCCGCGCCTATGTCCGTACGCTGGTCGACCAGAACAACCGGGCGGAGGCGCAGCGCGTCATCCTGAACGCGCTCGCGCCCTCGCTGGCCGACGCCGAGCAGGCGGTCAACGCGCTCGGGCGGGCCTGGCAGTTCGTCGGGCGCTCGGCCTCGAACGCCTTCGACGCGCTCGGTAAGGCCATCGACCGGGCTGTGGATGGGCGCACACCCACGGACGAGCTGGAACTGCTGCGCTGGCAGCAGGAGCGGCTCCGGGCGAACGTGCGCGGCAATGTCGTGCCGCTCATGCTGCCACAGGTCGAGCGGCGCATCGCCGAGATCGAGCGGCAACTCGCCGACCAGCAGGAGCGAGCCCGCAGGATCGCCGCGGAAGCCCGCGCCAATGAGCAGTCGGTCCGCGCCGGTGAGATCGCCCGCGATACCAACCCCGGCGCGCGCGAGATCGAGCGGCTGCGGACGCAGGAAGGCGTGCTCCGCGCCGCGCTCGCCGATCCGCTGGTCCGGTCGAAACTGGCCGACGTGGCGGAGGTCGAAGCGGCCTATCGGCGTGTCATCACGGAACTCGCCCGGTATCGACCCTCGGTGGATGCGGCCACGCAGGCCGTGGTGGAGCAGACGTCCGCCACGGACATCTCGATCCGCGCGACGCTTTCGCTGGCCGAGGCCTATCTCGAAAGCGCCGAGGCTGCCGTCCGCGCGGAGGCACGCCGGCAAGGGCTCGTCGATCAGGCCCGCGAGGGCGTCAACGCGGAGACACGCGCGCGGCAGGCCTTGCGGGAGCGGATTGCCGAACAGGCGGTCGAGGCCGCCCGGCAGGTATCGGAACTGGGCCGCCAGATCGACGGCCAGCGCCGTCTGAACGAAGCGATCGCGTCGGGTGCGCTGTCGTCCCAGCGCGCCCAGCAGATCATGCAGGTCGAGCAGGCGCTGCGCCCGTTGATCACGGCGCAGACGCTGGCCGAGGGCGAGGCCAAGGAGAAGCTCGGCCGTATCATCGACCGCACGCGCGAAGCCTACGAGCAGCTTCACCGCGAGCAGAACCGCACGGACCTGCTTCAGGGGATCGAGCGCCGCCGCGACGAGATCGCGTTGCGTGAACGGGAACTGTCGCTGGTGCGGCGCGGTCCGGCCGCACGCCGTGAGGGCGTCGATCAGCTGCGTTTCGAGCAGGAGCTGAAGCGGCTCGGTATCGATCCGAACGATCCCGATGCCAGCTATTCCCGAGAGCAGATCAGGCGGCTCAACCAGCTCGGGCGACAAACGGCGGGCCGCGAGGCGGCCTTCGACTACGAACAGCAGAACACCGGTCTCGCTCGCGAGGTCGAGCTCCTGAAGCAGGGAGCCTCGGCCCGCTCGGAAGCGATCGCCATAATCCGCGCCGAGCAGCAGCTTCGGCGGCAAGGGATCGATCCGGCGGGAGCCGAAGGACAGGCAGCGCTCGCCGCCGCAAGGCGTCAGTTCGCGCTTGAGCGCCAGGCGGAGGCGCAAGTTGCCTTGCAGGATCAGCGCGCCGAGATCGCCCTGATCGAAACCCAGATCGGCCTGATCGGCGCGTCCGCGCAGCAGCGCGAGACGGTGCTGGCCACGGTCCGGGCCGAACAGGATCTGCGCCGACGCGGCATCGACCTCGCGAGCGAGGAAGGCCGCGCCATCGTCGCCAACGCCGTCCGCGTTCAGCAACTGACGACAGAACTTCAACGGCAGGAAGCGACCCAGCGGGCCTTGCAGGGCGCGATCGGCAACGCGCTGGACCGCTTCGGCACGCTGCTGGCGCAGGGCAAGACCGACTGGAAATCGTGGGCGGATGCCGGCCAGGCGGCGATCAACGACATCATGAACGAGCTGATCAAGCTCGCGGTGATGAACCCGCTCAAGAACTTCCTGTTCGGCGGCAACGCGCCGACGCTGGCGACCGGCGGCGGCATCTTCGGTGAACTCGGCAAGATCTTCGCCGGACTGTTTCATGACGGCGGGCTGGTCGGCGCGGGCGGGCCGGGGCGCAACGTACCGGCGCTCCTGTTCGCGGGCGCGCCGCGCCTTCACGGCGGCGGCTACATCCGGCCGGGCGAGGTGCCCGCCATCCTGCAAACCGGCGAGCGGGTGCTGAACCGCAAGGAAACCGCCGCCTACGACCAGCGGGGCGATCAGGCCGCGCCGATGATGGTGACGTTCAACATCACGACGCCAGACGCCGGCTCGTTCCGCCGCGCGCAGGGGCAGATTACCGCCGAGATGGCCTCGGCGCTTGAGAGGGCGAGGCGCAACCTGTGAGCTTCCATGACGTGTCCTTCCCGGACGCCATCGCGCGCGGCGCGACCGGCGGCCCGGAATACTCGACCGACGTGGTGATGGTCGCGTCCGGCTTCGAGCAGCGGAACCAGAACTGGTCGGCCTCGCGCGCCCGCTACGACATTTCGACCGGCATCCGCACCCGCGAGCAGATGGCCGAGGTGATCGCCTTCTTCCGCGCCCGCAAGGGCCGCGCTTTCGGCTTTCGCTTCAGGGATTGGGGCGACTTCGAAGCCACCGACCAGCAATGCCAGCCGGTGAACGCGACAGTGTTCCAGCTGGTGAAGCGCTATCCGTCCGGCCCCGTCGTCGAAATCCGCACCATCACCCGGCCCGTCGTCGGCTCGGTCGTGGTTCGGGTGAGCGGCAACATCGTCTCGCCGACAATCGACCACGCCACGGGACGGCTGACGTTCGGCTCCGCGCCGGCGGCGACGCCGGTCGCGACCTTCCGCTTCGACGTGCCCGTGCGCTTTGACACCGACCAGCTTCAGGTGATCAGCCGCGCTTACAATTTGCAGAACGTCCAGTCGATCCCGCTGGTCGAGATCAGGGCTTGACGCATGAAATCAGCTTCCCCCGCGCTCGCCGCGCATCTCGCCGGCGAGGTGACCACGCTTGCGACCTGCTGGCGGCTTGAGCGGGCCGATGGCTGGGTTCGCGGCTTCACCGACCATGACCGCGAACTCGTGGTCGATGGGCTGACCTATGTGGCGTCCACCGGCTTCCTGCCTTCCGCGATCAAGACGGCCTCCGATCTCTCCGTCGACAACCTCGATGTCGACGGCTTTCTCGACGATGCAGCGCTCAAGGCGGAAGACCTGATCGCCGGGTTGTTCGACGGAGCGCGCATCGAGGTCTTCCTCGTTAACTGGGCGGACCTGTCGCAAGGCCGGCTCCTTCTGCGCAAGGGCTTCCTCGGGGAGATCAAGCGCGCCGACCAACGCTTCCAGGCCGAGATCAGGGGATTGTCGAACAGGCTTCAACAGACCTCCGGCAAGCTCTACTCGCGCCTCTGCCGCACGGACCTCGGCTCGGCGGAGTGCGGCGTCTCGCTCGGTTCCCGGACGGATTCCTACACCGTGACGCAGGTGATCGCGGCCGACACCGTGCGGATCGTGACCGCGCGGCCGACCGGCTACTTCACGTTCGGCAAGGCGACGTTCACCAGCGGCGCGAACGCCGGCGCGGTCAACGAGGTGCTGCTCCATGACGGGCAGACCATCCGGCTGTTCGTGCCGATGCCGCGGCCCATCGTGGTCGGCGACCAGATCGTGCTCGTCGCCGGTTGCGACAAGACGCCGGAGACCTGCAACGCCAAGTTCGCCAACATCCTGAACTTCAGGGGCGAGCCGCACATTCCGGGGAACGACAAGGTGTTCTCCTATCCGGTGCGAGCCTGAACACTGGTCGCAACTCCGGACGGCAAACCGGTTCCCACTTTGCCTGGAGTTGCTCCATGACCACCTTCACGCGTGCCGCCCTCATCGCTGAGGCGCGCACCTGGATCGGCACGCCCTGGCATCATCAGGCGGCGGTCAAGGGCGCGGGCTGCGACTGCATCGGCTTCGTGCGCGGCGCGGCCGAGCCGTTCATCGGGGCGATCACCCAGCCGATGAACTATGCCGCGACCTGGCCGCTCTACCGGGCGGAAGAGCGCCTGCGTGACGAGATGGCGGTCCATGCCGCCGAGATCGACATCGCCGATGCTTTGCCCGGCGACATCCTGCTGTTCGGCGTCGGCAAGGGTCCGGCCCATCACTGCGGGTTCTTGAGTGAGGATAACCGCCTGCTGCATTGCTACCGTGAGGCGGGCGCGGTCGTCGAACAGGACCTGACCGGGTTCTGGATCGAGAAGGCGCGCGCCGCCTTCCGCCTGCCGGGCATCGTCTGATGGCGCGGATCGTCCTGACCGTCGCGGGCAATGTCATCGGCAACCTGCTGCTGCCTGGCCTTGGCGCTGCCATTGGCGGGGCAATCGGCGCCTATGTGGGCGGCATGGTTGACAGCCAGCTGTTTGGCAAGACGCAGAACAATGTCGTCACCGGCCCGCGCCTGCATGATCTGCGGGTGCAGTCATCCGGCTACGGCTCGGTGATCCCGCGCGTCTATGGCAAGGCGCGGTTGTCGGGCAATGTGATCTGGATGCGCGGCTTCGACGAGGAGACGCGAACCCAGACGCAGACAGTCGGCGGCGGCGGCAAGGGCGGTGGTGCCGGGGGCCGGCAGACCACCACGACCGTGACTTACGTCTATTTCTGCGATGTCGCGGTGGCGCTCTGCGAAGGGCCGATCACGAGCATCGGAAAGATGTTCGCCGACGGTAACGCCATCGGCTCCGAGCACTATGTGGCGCGACGTGTCTATCTTGGCGACGCCACGCAATCGGCGGATCCGCTGATCGCGGCGACCGAAGGCCTCGCGCCCGCCTATCGCGGCCTTGCCTACGTGGTGCTGGAACGCTTCGCCATCACGCCCTTCGGCAACCGCCTGCCCAACTTCTCGTTCGAACTCACCGCCTGAAGGTCCGATCCGTGGCGCAACTCGTCTTGACCGTTGCCGGTGCCTGGGCGGGCAACGCCATTGGCGGCGGGCTTGGCCAGGCGGCGGGCGCGATGCTGGGGTCCTATCTCGGTGCCGCGATCGAGCAGGACCTGTTCGGCCCCGGCCCCGCGGCCGTCAACAGGAGCGAAGGCGCGCGCGTCACCGATCTGCAGGTCTCGGGCTCCGCCTATGGCCAGCCGATCCCGAGGGTGTGGGGACGCGGGCGGATCGCCGCCAACATCATCTGGGTGCGCGGCATCAGGGAGACCGCGATCACCGAGACCGAGACCACGGGCGGTGGCGGCAAAGGTGGCGGCGGAGGTCGCCGCCAGACCACGGTTCGCACGCGCTACGAATACTCGGCCGACATCCTGCTCGGCGTCTGCGAAGGCGCGGTGACGGCGGTTTACCGGATCTGGGTCAACAACACGATGCTGGATCCCGAGCATGTCGGCGCGATCCGGGTCGGGTATGGCGAGGATAGTCAGCAGGCCGATCCACTGGTGGCGGCGGTGGAAGGCGCAGGCCGGACGCCCGCCCATCGCGGCCTTGTCACGGTCATGCTGGAGGATTTCAAGCTCACTCCGTTCGGGAATCGCTTTCCGAACTTCGAGGTCGAGATCTACCGGGGCTCGGACGATCCCGGCAATGCGCGCCACCTCGTCGAGGGCGTCTGCCTGATCCCGGCCTCGGGCGAGTTCGTCACCGACACCGAGATCGTGCGCAAGGTCGGTCACGGCTCCGCGACGTCGCAGGCGGCGATCAACGCCAACACCGGCACGAAGCGCGCGGACTTCCTTGTCTCGGTCGACAATCTGAAGCGCGAACTGCCGAACGTCGAATGGATCAACTTCGTCTACGCCTGGTTCGGCACGTCGATCGACGTTGCGACATGCGATCTCGTGCCCAAATGCGAGTACGCGCAAGGTCAGTCGGGCGCATTCGGGGCTGAGACCGCGCCGCACCTCTGGTCGGTCGCAGGTGGCGGGCGCTCCGTGTGGCCGGTTGTCACCTCCTACACGCTGCCAAATGGACAGTCGGCGCTGTCCTACGGCGGCACGATCAGCGACGGCTCGGTCATCCGGGCGGTTCAGGAACTGAAAGCGCGGGGCTACAAGGTCCTCTTCTATCCCTTCATCATGATGGACATCCCGCCGCCCGATCCGGCGCCGTTCCCCTGGCGCGGCAGGATCACCGGCGCTGCGGCGGATGTGGCCGGGTTCTTCACCCGTCCTGCGGGCTATCTCCGCTTCATCCGCCACTGCATGACGCTCTGCGAGCAGGCGGGTGGCGTCGATGCCTTCGCCATCGGTTCGGAAATGGTCGGCCTCAACCGCATCCGGGATGGAAGCGGAGCCTATCCCGCCGTGCCGTTCTGGCAACAGATCGCGGCGGACACCAAGACCAGGCTCGGTGCGAACTGCACCGTGACCTACGCCGCCGACTGGTCGGAATACCGCTACCATGATCGCGGCGGCGCGAACGTGGACTTCCCGCTCGACGCGCTCTGGGCCGACAGCAACATCGATGCGGTCGGCATCGACGCCTACTTCCCCATCACTGACGCCGACCGTTCGCTCACCGACCCGGCGGCGATCGGCGCGGGCTGGGGCTCGGGCGAACTGATCAGCTATTTCTATGCGAGCGAGGCCGACCGGGACTTGGCCGGGCGCGGCGCCAACCGTGTCCAGTCGCCGATCAGCGAGCCGTTCTGGGCGCTCAAGGACCTGCGCTGGTGGTGGGACAACGCCCACACGCCGCGCGTGGCAGGCGTGCCGACGGGAGGGCCAACCGCCTGGACGCCGAAGATGAAGCCGATCTGGCTCACCGAATACGGCTTCCCGTCGGTGCACTGCTCGCCGAACCGCCCGAACGTCTTCGTCGATCCGAAGTCGGCGGAGAGCTTCTACCCCTGGTACTCGAACCGATCAGTGGACCGCGTGGTCCAGCGCGTCGCGATCAAGGGCACCGAGGATTGGTGGCGGGACCCTGCCAACAATCCGCTCGACGGCCAGGGGCGGCGGATGATCGGGCCGCGCTTCCTCTGGTGCTGGGACGCGAGGCCTTACCCGTTTTTCCCGTCGCTGAAACGGGTCTGGCAGGACGGCGACAATTACCGCCTCGGCCATTGGGTTCAGGGAAAGATCGGCAACATGCAGCTCTCCGAGATCGTGCGCGATCTGTGCCTTCGCGCCGGGCTTTCCAATGCCGACATCGATGTGACGAGCCTCACCGATGAGGTCTCGGGTTATGTCGTCTCGGAGCGCAAGTCGCTGCGCGAGATGATCTCGGTCCTGCAGACCGCGTTCTTCTTCGATGCGGTCGAGAGCGGCGGGGTGCTGCGCTTCGTCAAGCGCGGCGGCGGAACCATCGTCGGCATCGACGCCAATGATCTTGGCGCGGCGGAAGGCGATGGGGACCGGGCGCGCATCCGCATCGAGCGCGCGCAGGATGTCGAACTGCCGATCTCGATCGACGTGGTGCATCTCGATGAGGCCCGCGATTACCAGAGTTCGACCGTCACGGGCCGCAGGCAGCTCGGCACGTCGCGCAGCGTGACCACCTTCTCGCTGCCGCTGATCCTCTCGGTCGAGGAAGCTCAGACCATCGCTCAGCGTGCGCTCCGGGAAATCTGGCAGGGCCGCGTCACGCTCGAAGCCAAGCTGCCGACGCGCGCGATCCGCATCGATCCGACCGACGTGATCGAGGTGCCGGTCGATGGCGCAATCCGCCGCTTCCGGGTGACGTCCGTGACCTATGGCAAGCCGGGGCTCGTGCTGGTGCGCGGCGTCGCCACCGACGGCGACCTGCCGCAGTTCGTCACCGTGCCGACCGGATCGGGTGACCTCCAGCCGAACGTGCCGGACCCCGCCGCGCCGACGCGGGTCGAACTGATGGACCTGCCGTTGCTGACGGAAGCCGAGGCAGGCGAAGCGACCTCGTTCTATATGGCCGCATGCTCGCTCGGCGGCGCGCCGTTCCGGGGCGTCTCGCTGTTCCGGCCGACAGCGGACGGGCTCGACTACACCGTCTCCGGCGTCGCCGACGTCGCCTCGGTGATCGGCGACACGCTGACCGCGCTGGCGCCGGGACCGGCGCATGTCTGGGACAACGGCAATTCGGTCGAGGTTCAACTCGCCTTCGGCTCGCTCGAAAGCCTGCCCGATACCCGCATCCTCGATGGCGCGAACGGCGCGCTGATCAATGGCGAGATCATCCAGTTCGCCAACGCGGTGCTGATCGGGCCGGGACGGTATCGGCTCTCGCGCCTGCTGCGCGGGCGGCTCGGGACCGAGCACCGGATCGCGACGCACGCCATCGGCTCGCGCTTCGTGCTGCTCGATCCGGGCCGGCTTGAACGCCCGACCTTCTCGGCCTCCAGCATCGGCCTCGCCATCGCCTGGCGCTTCGCGCCGGCGCCACAGGGGCCGACCGGGGACCAGTCCGGGCAAATCACCTTCGCGAATGGCGGCGAGGCCCTGAAGCCATGGTCGCCGGCGCATGTGCGGGGCACGCGCAATGGCGCGGGCGATTTGTCGATCAGCTGGATCCGCCGCACCCGCCATGGCGGCTGGTGGCGCGATCTGACGGATGTTCCCCTCAATGAAGAGACCGAGCGCTACGAGGTCGATGTGATGAACGGCGCGACGGTGGTCCGGACCATCACCGCTTCCGCGCCTACCGCGATCTACACCGCCGCCCAGCAGGTCGCCGATTTCGGGTCGGCGCAGGCGAGCGTCACCGTCCGCGTCGTCCAGCTCTCGACCGCGATCGGGCGCGGCACGTCGACAATCGCGACACTCTAAGGGATTACATCCATGCACATCTTCACCGGCAACGGCGTCTCCGACGCCGTCGCGAGCGATTCCGCCGTGGCGCATGTCGCGCTGCGCGGGGCGTTCGGCGGCGGACTCGTGACCGCCGAAACGATCGCTCCGGATCTTCCGGACGGCGAGACCTCGAACTGGATTCCGATCCCCTCGGTCGCCGCGTCCGCTCCGACCTTGATCGCAATCCCCATCCCGGCGGGATGGCGCTGGCGGCTGCGGCTCTCCGGCGCGACGGCGCCGAACCTCGCCGTTGCGCGCATCGCCTTTCCCGCGACGGACGCCGGCTGGAACGCTCCGCTCGCCGGGCTCTTGCGGTCGGCTGGCGCCGCCGGCGGGCCGATCAGCATCGCCAACTTCCCAGCCGCGCAGGCGGTCACCGGCCCACTCACCGACGCGCAGCTCCGGGCAGCGCTCGTGCCGGTGCTTGCGCGGCCCGCGGACGGGCTTCTCGTCACCGGCTCTGCGACATCGGCAGCGACTCTGTTCACCCAGGATTGCGCGCCTCCGGACGCTCCCGCCTTCAATTCTGTCGCGGTGCAGATCACCAATCCGGGCACCGGATGCACTGTTGCTTACGAGGTCTCGAACGACGGCTTGACCTGGTCGGCGGTCACCGGCTCTACGCCCCTCTGGACGGCCGCTTCTGCCGGCAACAATCCCTCGACTTCCACAACCGCGGCCATGCTCGTCTTCCCGGTGTTCGCGCGCTTCTTCCGAGCGCGCGTCTCTACCTACGGCTCGGGCACCGTCGCGGCCGTCGCTGTCTTTCGACAGGACGCCCGGCCGATCACTACGATGAACGTCGGCCTCATCGCGACGACGGCGGCGATCGGCGACGTCGGCCTGCAGTTGCGTGCGACCGCCACCGGCGCAGCGACGATCCATCACGTGATCGCTGCGGCCACGACCAACGCTGCAGTCGTGAAGGCCGCTGCCGGCCGGCTCGTCGGCTGGTGCCTCGGCAATGCGGCGGCCGCTTGGCGCTACGTGAAGTTGCACAACATCGGCAGCGCGCCGACCGCCGGGACCGGCGTCGTCCTCACCATCGCGATCCCGCCCAACGGCCTCGCCCAGCACGACATACCGGCCGGAATCGGATTCTCGACCGGCATCGGCCGCACGATCGTCTCGGGCTTCGCGGACGCTGACGCCACGGCGGTCACGGCCGGTGACGTCGTGGGCGACATGTTCTTCGCTTGAACCGTCCCAATCTCCCGGAGCATCCGCCATGACGACGCCGAACCTCGGCCTGCCCTTCATCGTCCAGGGGCAGGCGCAGAAGGAGGTCACGCACAACGAGGCGCTGATCCGCCTCGATGCGCTGGTGCACGGCAGTGTGAGAAGCCGAACACTCACTACACCGCCGGGCTCGCCGGCTAACGGGGAACGCTGGATCGTGCCGACCGGCGCCACCGGCGCGTGGGCGGGGCAGACGGGCCGGATCGTGCATTGGAACACCAACGCCTGGGCCTTTTATGTGCCCGTCCTTGGTTGGCGCTATCACGTCGAGGACGAGCGGATCACGGTCGTCTGGACCGACGGGGAATGGCGCGACCGGCTCGTGGGCACACCAAACGGCGGCGCGCTTCGCCTCGTCGCGGCCGAGCAGGAGCTCGTGCTGACCGGTGCCTTTGTCGAGACCACGGGCGCGGCCGTCATTGCCGACCGCATGATCGTGCTGGCGGTCGCCTCCCGGACCACGCTCGCGATCACCGGGGCTGCCTCGTACAACGTTGGCATAGCCGGCAATACGAGCCAATTCGGCGGCTCGCTCGGCGTCGCCTTGGGATCGAACAACGTCGGCGTGATCGGCCCGACCGCCTTCTACGCGAACACACCGATCCGGGTGACGGCGAATGGCGCCAACTTCACCGCCGGCCGGGTGCGCCTCGTCCTCTACGCGCTCGCCTTCACGTCCCCGACCGGCTGATCGCCGACCGTCCGCACACAAACGCGCACGGGGCGCGAAGGCGCGCCAGCCGCGCTCGACCTGCCCACCGACTCGCCACGCCGCCCCGTCGCGCCCGCAGGCGCGCCGGTGGCCTTGCCCTGCCGGAGACCCCGCATATGCCTGCTGTCACCGCTACGTCCGAGGCGCTCACCCTCACTTGGGTGTTCGCCGGAAGCATCGTCGTCGAACTCATCGTCATCGGCGTCGCGCTCGCCCGCACCGCTTGGTGGCTCTCCGGGCGCTTCACTGCGATCGACGCCGCCTTCGTGGCGACGGCCCGCGACATCGCCGACCTCAAGGCCGATCTCGACAACGACATCGCCGGCCGTCGCGCCGTCGCCGAGGCCAAGACCGACCTCGCGCAGATGAAGGCAACCTTGGTCGAATTCCGAGAACGCATTGATCGCCTCGAAGCCAACGAGGATGGGCGCAAGAGCGCCTGACCCGCCGCCTTCAACCCAACCGCAGTCCGAACGAAAGCCCGCCCCTCCGGCGGGCTTCGTCGTTTCAGGAGGTCGCAATGCTGCCTGCCCAATACCGCTGGCTCGAAGCCGAGCCCGGCCCGCGCATGATCGTCGAGGCGCTGAAGGAATTCGGCACCCTCGAAGCGCCGGGCGACGCCGACAATCCGAAGATCATCGGCTGGCAAGAAGAACTCGAAGCCGCGGGACTCGGCCGCGCCTATGCGGCCGTCTATCGGCACGACGCGATCCCGTGGTGCGGGCTGTTCATGGCCATCGTCGCCCACCGCGCCAACCTCGAACGCCGCACTGAGCGCAATCCGCCGCGCCTCTATCTCTCGGCGCTCGAATGGGCGTCGTTCGGCATATCGGTTCCGAAGGGCGCAGCGGCGCTTGGCGACGTGCTCGTCTTCAAACGCAAGGGTGGCGGGCATGTCGGTCTCTATATCGGCCACGACGCCTCCGCGTTCCACGTTCTCGGCGGCAATCAATCCGACCGCGTGACGATCTCCCGGCTTTCGAAGCAGCGCCTCATAACGGTGCGCCGCCCAGCTTACCGCGCCCAGCCCGCGAACGTTCGACCCATCGCCCTCGCCGCGAGCGGAAGCCTCTCCGTCAACGAGGCCTGATCCACCACAACCGAGGAGTTTTCCATGAACGCCGTTCTTCAGTTCGGTGCGGGCTACCGCACCTACATCATCGCCGCTGTGCTCGTGCTGGTCGTCATTGTCGAGAAGGGCCTCGGCATCGATGTGCCGGGCGTCGATGTCGGTTCCGACTGGCTCACCCATGTCCTCGCTGCGCTGGGCCTCGGCACGCTGCGCGCCGGGATCACCGGGGCGAACAAGTGA